GGAATACGGCTGCGCTCAGATTCTCTAGTGCGGTCTTCTGCAGCCCACTTACCTCTAAATATTCTTTCATACTCTTTCCATTCTTCTAAATAGTTTGTATCTCTATGGTCTCTCCACCGGTCACAGTGAGAGACAACGAACTCGACAATCTCTTTGTCTGATTCGGTTGGTTGCTCGAACTCGTTTTGTCCTAATTCTTCTTTTTCAAACTCAGCCATGATTTTCCTTTAATAGCCAGAAATTACATCTAGTACTTCGTAATCGTCTTCTTCGTAATCCTGCTGATAGCTAGTTAAAGCCATCTGATCAACATACGCTAGTGCGTCCACAAGGTCATCATGGACATTAGCGGTAGGAAACTGGAGTACTTGATCTACGAACTCTTTCCAGTCTTCATCTTCGTTAAGGGTAATCCTGCCATGCTCAAACCTACCCTGTAACGCCCAAGCTACTCGCTCAGTCTTTTTCTTGTTGCCATGCGTCAAATCTGTGATATGGAAGTAGACGCTGTTCTTTCTCATCAAATCGTTTAAGTAGGGATGCACTGCATTCTTTAGCGCCCCTCTTTCGATTCCTACAGCCATCGGTTTGTATTCTTGTACAAGTCTAAGTATCTTTCCCGCTGTCTCTTTAATATCCCAACGACCATGTACAATCTTCTCAACGAACCAATCTCCAGTGTCTTCTACTTTTACAATTGCAATAGCGGATTCGTCTAACCGTTTCTTAGAAGCGCCTGCATTCTTAGCAACTTCCTCAAAACCGGCAAGGTCAATGGCGATGATGTAGTCGCCATGCTGCGGAGCCTCGCCATACTTAATCCACTCTTCTTTAAATATCTCCTGACCGGCATTGTCAAAAGAAGCCTCATACTCTTGTTTGAACGCAAAAGATGAGAGTGTCTTCTTCGCTGCGTCCACCTCTTTCGGATCAATCGTCTCATTGTCTTTAGTGGTGAAGTGCCATGCTTTCCATTCTTCGTCTTCTTCTGAAAAGCCTAGTTTATACATATCGTAAAACCAGTTACGCCCTGACGGAGTGGAGATAAACATAGCCTCTCCCTTGTTATCCGACAGAGAAGCACGAACAATCTTCTCCCACGTCTCCTGCTTAATAAACGCACACTCATCGAGGACTGCGTAATACAGACTCAGACCACGAAGAGTATCACTGTTATCTGCACCACGAACATGAATCTTACGACCATTCACTAAGGTGATGTCAAGATTGTTAATGTGTGCCGACTTAATAACAGGTCTACCGATCTCTAGGAGGCTGTCCCAGATGATTTGTCTGGACTGCCCTAGGGTAGGGGACACATACAGCACTGCAGACCCTTCAGGGGCTTCTAATGCCTTAATGATAAGCATCATGGTAGCGAGTCTGCTTTTGCCGCACCGCCGCCCGGCTGCTATTACTTTAAAGCGAGTTGTATCCTTAAAGACTTCAGTTTGCCAACGCAACAACTTAAAGTCAAGCGTTGTCATCTTCTTCCTCTACAGCGCCCATGTCCACGACATCAGCAGTTATTTCTGGTTGTGTTAGCGATGTAATATTGATGCTGATCTGTGGAGTGGTTCCACCGTTCTTTGCTGCATCGAATACCGACACTGGTAATATTCTATCGACACATAGCTTTAGTGCCGCCATGTTATCCTTATCGTTAGGGTTTAATGCTTTAGCGATAAGTGTTTCAATTATTTTATCTCCGGAAGTGCCTAGCAACCTTGCTTTGAATTCAGCAATTCGTGCAGAGTCTCCGGCAGGTCTTCCGACCTTACCCCTATTACCCTTCTTCTTCGCCTCGATGTCCTTCTTTAGGGGACGACCTAACTTACGACGAACAATCTTAGGACGTTGTTTCTTTTCGACAACATCAGTTGTTACTTCTAATTCGTTTAACAAGTCTTTATCCTTTTTGGAGACGTTGCGTACTATATAGGATTTACGCTATCGGAGAGGTTTCTATAGTAGAAGAATATAAATCATCCTATATCGCTATCGGATATCCCTAACATCCGACATAGTACTATACTGCGAACTATAGCATACTTTTCTTAATTTGTCAAGTACTTTGTTACTTTTCTTTACTTCATAGTCCATCCTGTGCGGGACTTCATAGTCTTGATTGGTCTCCGCAACCTATCCGACATAGTCCCTACGGTGCGCTGATTCCACTACAGTCCAGTCTACGACTGTGTCCCCTTTATTGTCTATTCTATGCTCCGTATAAATATACTTTATTATCAAGTACTTACATTGCAGTGCAATATAGTCTATTTTCTTTATTTTATATACCTGCTTTTTACTGTTTTATATACAGTAGCGGCTCCGACAACATTACACAACATCATCATACCCACCCCCCCCTATGTTGTTTTTATACAACAATATCGATATATACGCATATTAGCACTCTACTGACTAGACTGCTAACAATAGAGTAAAGCTATCGGGTGTATGAGGGGCTATGTTGCACCTTTATAGTGCAACCTAGTAAACCAATGCACCAACATAGACCAATAGATTTAGGCTATCGACATTGGATCTTGATAGTTAAATACAATCAATAACTTAGGGTTTATCCTAATAGACGATACAGTGCCTTAGCCGTTAAACTGTATATATAGTAAACAACAGGAGAGCAAACCATGAAACAACAGACCACTAAAGCAAAACAGGAAAGACTAGCAATACTGTCTTTTTACATCACCAAATATTCTGACCTCTGGAACAAATCGCCACGCCTTAGCAACTGGGTTCAGGAATACAACAATCTCAAGGATTCGCTGAACTGGGAAGACTGGAAAGCATATTGCGAGAAACACCAATACGATCCATCACACAACGGATACGATTGTTTAGCATAACCTAGGGTTTATCCTTATTGCGTATCATTAGCGATAGGGATAGACTGTAAACACTTAAACACTTGAAAGGGATTATTATGACTAAGAATGAATTTATGGCAATCTGTGTAGAAAAATGCATTGAACCATCATTAGCGCTTGAGAATGATGAAGTAAGAGAGGCAATAAAACTTGATGATGTTTATTGGTTAATTGCTATACTTGATAATCAGTTTTAATTGAAAGGGTAATATTATGAAAAACTATCACAATATCGAGAAATCAGGATTTCATCACGGAGAATATGTAGGCTATGCTAATGGCAAAGTTTATAAAATCAAGAAATCAACGAGTTCATACGGGAATTGGTTTGCATACAATCGTGATGATTACAATGACCAAATCTTTGCCTTTGGATTAAGTAATTTATCGAAAGAATTAGAGGCAAAATAGTAGTAAACTTAACAGGGCTTTATCTTAACTTTAGACAGGAGATTTATATTATGAGAATCAAACCAATAGCGTCAAATATGACAGAGTTGCTACTGAATGATGGATCACGGGTTTTATTTAGTTATGAGACACCAGTAGCGCACTATAAACCTAGTCAATTTCTGTATCGCACAAGTAGAAAATGGTCAGTAACCACATCAAAGCATATCGGGAAATGGGATATTGCTAAATGGTCAGATATGCCATACTCTGAAATGCCACAGGAATATTTTGATAATTTAACTGAAAGGGTTTAATCATGTCTAATAAATACAATGGATGGACAAATTACGAAACTTGGAACGCTAATCTATGGATTGATAACGATTGGAAACTATCCGAGAATATAGCCTGTATCACAGGCGATTATTTCGGCTCATATGAGGATTTAGACACAATCACAGGATTAGTAGCGGAAAGAATCAATGATATGTTTGTCGATATGATGCCCGATATTGAGTCAGGGTTTTTCGCTGATGTTATGAACGCCTCATTTCGAGAGGTAAACTTTCATGAAATAGCCCGCTATTATGTCGAAGTAGAGGCAGAACAATTAGAGGATGATAAACAGGAAAGCGAGGCAAACCATGATTAAATCTTTACTACTTACTGGCGTGTGCTTATACACTTGCTTAACTGCTGTTTATGTTATTGTTTTCTATCTATGAAAGGGATTATTATGTCTACCAATTTGACTGTGAGATTCAGTTGTAATAATAAGATTACCAAAACAAAGCAAGAATGGATTGATGAATTATTAGAGAATGATTTGCTCTTATGTCAATCTGATTCTACCTTTAACGATAATACTATTTATGACCTACTGTTAGGCGGTTGTAAAGGTTATATCAATATGACAGATGATGAAATAGCGCAAGAAGTTTATAACCAATTAGAATATTTATATGATGAAAGCGAAGAGGCTTAACATGATTACTGTTTACTTTGAAACTAAGAACTATTCAGAAGTGGTTGCAACATTCGCTGATGATGATACTTTTATGGCTTGTTTACCCGCTTTAGAGGCATTGGCTAAACAGTCAGGCATGATTGTATCCGAATCAGTTAATGACGATTGCCCGAAGTTTGAACCCGCTAAAGAGGAGATATAGTTATGTCTAAGATTAACCACCTAAAGCGAATCGCTGACATTCTATGGAATCAGTTTGACGAAGAAATAAAGTATCAGGGCGATTGGTTTTGGGCTACTAGGAATTGGGAGATTAACTTTACTTTTGATGATGAACGGGAGATTATTGTCGCTTATCCTCGCAAAAAAGGCGATACAGATTGGAGTAAACCAACAATATTGTCAGAAAGGGTGAGGAAATGGAAAACGATAGTCTAAGCAAGTGTAATATCTGTTCATGTGATTTCACCTTAGATGGTGAGGGCGGAATAGATGGCTATATAGGAATCCTGTATTTTGCTTTGTGTCCTACTTGTTTATCAGGGGTGCAAGATATGTGTGAACAATTAAGAGAATTTGATAAGGAGATTGACGAATGATTACGAAAGATGAAGTATTAAAAAACGGCTATACAGTTTTACCTAAAGGTGGATGGATTTATATCAATCCTGAGATAATCCCGCATGATTGGGCTGACATATGCTCGGATTTTGATATTGATCCCGATTCTAAAGGCGCTTATTTATGTATTGTAGGAGTAAAGCAAGATGACTAGATCAGAAATGCAATATGAGATTTGGAAAGACCTAGGATATCTTGAGGGTAAGACTGATCCACAATATCAGAAACACCTTTGGCGCTTATCTGATGGAGAACTGTTTAACTTATGGCTTAATATTCACAATGCGAGAGAGGCTTACAAACATGAAAACAGATAAGAATTTTCTGATGGAGGATGTTTATGACTATTTGATGGAAAATGGTTTTAACATTGGAACAAACTTTAGAGATGAGTTCCCAGATTCCTACATTGATTCAGATAAAGCCGTTATTTACTTGAAAGGCTCGGATAAGCAATATAAACTTTTAATTCAGGAGGTATAAAAATGGATAGATTTGACTATTACATGGAATTTATGTCAATGAGGCTTGATGATCCACAATTTAGGCTTATGTATGGAATAAATGAGTTCGATAAATGGTATTCTGATTTTATGGAGATACTTTCACAAAAACACTCTGAACCCATGGAAGAGAATAAACCATGAAAACTGCACTATTTTGGTGCATGACATACCTAATTTTAGCCTATGTTGTCTATCATCTTGTTGGAGTGATGTTATGTTATACTTGGGAATACCTCTAAAACCTCTTAAACGGGGCTATACGGGGTTTTCTTGAGTTAGTTAAGGGGTAGGTAGCCCAGCAGTAAAATAAACGCCACAATCAGGCTAAAAACATAGCCTATTTTGGCAAGGTAATGGGTTAGTATGCTAACCTATGTTCAACTCGAATTGATGGAGATATGATGCACTGCA